CTGAGTAACCTGCTCCTGTTGCTCCTGTAGGGCCTGTGCTTCCAGTAGAGCCTGTTGGACCTGTGGCTCCAGTGTTTCCAACGGCTCCTGTAGGCCCTGTAGGGCCTGTAACACCCGTATTACCAGTGTTGCCTTGTGCGCCTGTTGGACCAGTATTACCTGTATTGCCTACAGAACCTGTTGGTCCCGTATTTCCAGTAGCCCCTTGAGAGCCAGTAGCTCCCGTGCTGCCCGTAGATCCTGCCGCGCCTGTTGCTCCTGTGGATCCTGTGTACCCCGTGTAGCCTGTGTTGCCCTGACTACCCGTTGATCCTGTAATGCCAGTCGGACCAGTAGGACCAGTGGCACCAGAGGGACCAGTAGAACCAGTAGAGCCAGTATTGCCTGTTGCACCTTTAGCTCCTGTCGCTCCAGTGATTGATGGACCAGTATTTCCTTGTGCCCCTTGAATACCTTGTGGTCCTTGTGGGCCAAGTACGCCTAATTCAAGAGTAGTAAATTGATTTGTGCCAACGTTAAAGACGTTGGTTGTTTCTGGGATAAGTACAGTTGAGACGCTATTGACTGTTACGCTCATTACTGGATCACACTCGCTTGTACATTAAATGCACCGTTGAGGATCTGATAGGTATTAGATGAACCATCGGTAAGGTTGAAAGCGTATGTGTAATTACCTACTGGCAGATTAGCTGCAGATGTTTGAGTAGGCGTAAGAGTAAATGTTGTTTGACCTAATGCTGGGCTAATAACTGCTTTGCCATTGGTTGTGGAAAGTTCAACAACAAGATTGTTGGACACGTCACGAACCTGCATGTCTGCTGTGTAGCCAGTGAGGTTAACTGGAAGGTTATCTACCTGCCAAATGGGAGCAATGGTAAAGGTTGTGCCATTGATAATCGTGATGTTATATCTGCCTGCGTTCACGTTGCTCCTAAACCGTTGTAATGTAAGCGCCGTAGCCAGCGTTTGTAAGAATGGTTACTTCTGCATCTGAAAGGACATACTCATGTCCACCTAGATAGCAATAATCTGCTGATTGTGTATCTTGTACCGCAGGGGTACGCTGGCTAACTACAGCAGTTCCAAATACTAAGATTGAGTTAGCACGAGCAATTTTGTAACGCCAGAACAAAATACCAAAACCAGCGGGACCTTCGTTAACCGTTGGCGGGTTAAATACTTTTGACATGCGTTACCTTTCATTGGGTGTTGCCGCCTGCCCCCACGTGCGGAAGCAGGCAACAACTAACTCAATTATGAGTTGTGGATAGAAGCTGATGACTCGATACGAACCAAAGCTGCATCACGGTAACGTGCCCAGCCTAGAACGCCGTACCATCCGATTGGACGGAAACGCATCAACTTATCAACGATTGGACCGAAGACCACATGTGGCTCTTCAGCAACCGCTTCAGCAAGTGCTTGCTTACCAGCAACTAGTGTGCGGAATACGCGTGTTCCACCAGTAGCATATGTGTAACCAGAAGTACCGAATGTACCTGTAGCACCTGAAGAACCTGTACCATCTGTTGTGTTGAACAAACGTGGAGACTCTACGAACATAGCTCCTTCGTAAGTTCCGATGGTTCCTGGCCAAAACTCAGATGCGCCATTTTCAGCGTACTTGTGGTCATCGCGCCATCCGCCTGCTCCAGTTTCGGAGCGAAGGTCGTATGAAACTTCTGGGTGAATACCACACCAGTAGTATTCGCCTTGACGTGGAACAGCCTTGTTAGCACGTAGCTTTGCAACAGCAGTACGAATATCGCGTGAGCGAATTACTGATGTTCCATCGATAGATGCTTGTGTTGTTCCATTGGTGTATGTTCCAGCATATGTTGAAACAGGAGAAGTTGATCCACCTGTTAGTTCAGCAATAGCGTTTGGTCCACCGACAAGTGTCTTGAGGACAACAGTATCAAGTGAGTCAGCCATGTTGAAGGCAATAATGTCTGCAATAGCTGGATCTACATCTGATAGTGAGAACAACTCGAGCTTACGAGTTGCTAGAGAAGCGTTACCATATTCAAGCAATGAAACGGTGATTGGAGTGGTGTTACCTAGAGCAACAGCATCTGGATCAACGTCTTCAGAGAGTGAAGAAGTAACGGCTGACATGTCTGTGTAAATCTGGAATACAACAGACGAACCTGGCATTGCTTGCTGTACTGGACGCTTATCTGCAACATCGCGGATAAGAGGAACGGCACGGAGCGCAAACTCTACATAACGGTCATAAGCGGTTTGTACTAACCCTGGAATACCAGCGGTAGAACCGAATGAGTCGGTATATTGATTGGCCATGTGTCACCTACTTTCTTTGGGTATAGTGTGCGAATGGGTTTAATTAACGTCCGCGACCCGTAACCTTCTGACCAAAAACAAGCATGTCAAGCTCTTCTCTTGTCTTAACGCCAGCCAATTTCGAGGCAGTATCTGCATCACGAGATGGGGTATTTGCGTTTTGAAGAGAGGCATTGATTCGCTGTGTTTCACGAGCATTAGGTGTTGGTTCATTGGACGGAGCATCTTCAGGTGTGGCAAATCCGAACACATCAGCGTTCTCATTTAGCCATACATCAATCTGCTCAGGCGTACTTACGTCGCCAGGAATGAACTTGGCGACCTTAGAAGATACGCCTTTCTGTTCCAATACTTCTTTGACTGAACGTCCTCGAAGGTCTGCCTGAATAGAAGCTAGCTGATCAGCCAGTTCCTTCTTTTCACGCTCTGCTCTCTTGAGAGCCTTGCGTAGATTTGCTGGACCATTCTGGTCTTGTGTTTGTGATGGTTGATCTTCTTCAAGATCAAAGTCATCATCTTCGTATTGGTCTGCCATGTGGCACTCCCTTTTCTATGTTGGTTGATCGCAGGCCATAGCACTCCCCAGGGGAAGGGGTACTAGCTCCCACTCTTGGTCTTTAAATACACATCACTATGCCAATGGGTAGTGATGGAACCTAATTAACTTACGCCAGATTGCTCTGTGTAAAGGCTACCTTTGCCTGCACCAGATGATCCGCTATAAAGATTTGTAAGTCCTGCACGTTGACGCGCTAGATCTTGTTGTGCTTGAGCAGCTGAAACGCCGTTAACGTTTGCGTTAAATTGAGCAGCAGTTAATTCAGAGCCAATGTCGGCAGCATTGCCACCCAATGATGCGGCAATCTGTTGTTGTTGAGCCAATTGGCTACCAATGTTTGTAAAGCCTGTTTGGGCTTGTTGTTGCGTAACACCCTGTGCTGCAAGGCTCAAAGCATTTTGTTGATTAAGAGCAAGGTTTTGACGAGCTGCTTCTGCCGCAACTTGAGTACCAGCAAACTGTTGTTGAAGAACAGGTACTGCCGTATTTGGATCAAGGAAGTGTGCAATAAGATCACCTTGGGTCAAACCGTATTGTTGATATGCAGTTTGAAGCAGGTAAGGATCTTGGGTTGTCGCCAACTGGCTTGCCATGTTGACGTAGTTTTGAAGTGTTGCCGTTCCCACGTTTTTGCCAATAAGGCTCGCAAGAAAAGATTGAGTTTGATATTGATCTGGAACACCAGATTCTGACAATATGCTACGGTAATTGTTTTCAGCAGTCATGTAATCTGCTGGACTATATGCAGAAAAACCAGCAGCAGTACGAGCAGCGTTACCTGAAAAACGAGCAGCATAAGCAGCAGAATTTTGAATTGTTAAAGCAATTGTATCTGGTTGTGCGCCTTGTTGAGCAAGGGTTGTAATCTGATTCATTAGATCTGTTGAGTTAGGATCATTGGCGTTAAGAATACCCCAGTTCATTAACTGCTGTTGAGCAGCAGAAATATAATCTGTAATCATTGGCCCAGTGGAGCCAGTTGTTACAGGGGCATAAATAGGATCTGGTATTGAAATTGCATTTGCTGCATTAATTGCATTTGAATAATCTGTATTAGCATTGCTTATTGCAGTATTGTACCCAGTAGTAGCAGTTGTTACTATAGGTGCTTGAGCGGCAAGTGCTGCTTGTTGTGCCGCCAAAGAAGATGAAAGTGTTGCTTGTTGTGCTGCAGTTGGCGCTTTGGTATTAACTAAATTACTT